CAGCCACCAAGATATCTTTGCGACATGCTAAACTCCTGTCTTTAAACCCCTAATCATGATATTTCTTCCCAACTTGCTGTTACTACTAAAGCACTCGCTGTGCCCGCAGTAGCGCCAATAGATTTATTCTCCGTCAAATAAAATGTTGTAGTTTTATCTGTTACGATTAATGAAGCATTAGCTGGGACTGAGATGGTTGACGCTATTGGAAATGCTGTACCGCCTAGAGCCGCCGCACTGTATACATTAATTGTAATAGTAGCTGCTAAAGCAGAGGTATTGGCCACGACAATGGAGTCTATTTTATACACCTTATTACTTGACGCTGCATTACTCACTATAGACGTTGCAGTGGTTGTAGTGAGTGCGGTTCCACTAGTGTTACCATAGATTGTAGTAACTGCCACTATATTTGGGTTCATATTGGTTCCTTAAAATTAAATGCCTAAAATCATTGTAAAGGCAATAACCTGCCCTGTGGTAACACCAGTTGGAACGGCTGTAGATTGCCAAGTTGTACCATTACTTGTTAAAACATTGCCTGATGTTCCAGGAGCAACCTCTTGTAAAGGACTAGAACCATTACCTAATAACACATTGTTGGTAGTGTAGGATTTGGTTAATGATGCAAGATTAAAATTAGTTCCGTCACAATAAACTGTACAAGTTGCACCATTTGGTATAGATACGCTAGTGCCTGAAGAAGCTCTAATTAATATAGCAAATCCACCTGTGGTGTTATTTTTAATGATATATGTTTTTACAGCCAAAGGTGCTATAACATCTCTAATTGCTGTATTAGTTCCTGAAACAACAAGTACAGCTTGTCTAGCTTCATCGGATATACCATTAAAACTAGATAATGTGTAATTGGCATTAGTCATTGTTATGGCTTGTACACCAGCTATAGATTGTTCTAACAACGTTCCTAAGTTTGTATTTGTTGTGGCACCCCAAATGCCAGCTTGTTCTCCAGAACCTATAAGTTCTAACCTAAGCGAGGGGGAATAAGTAGATGGCAAGGTAGCCTCCTTTGATATTATTTAAAAAGTCACCATATGGTTTATCTTTTGGCCCTTCAACAACTAATATAGCCGTGTCAAATTGTTTAAAATAAGGTGATGATGCATATATTTTATTCCATGTTATTTCCATCTATATGTCCTTATGCTTGATCGTTATTTACAGGTTGCCAATTAGGGTTTTGGTTATCATCTATTTTAATCCATCCTCGTAGAATCTGATAATCTATTATAGCAGTGGTTTCAACTTGTGATGCTAAAAATGCAGCCAATGTTGATTGCGACTCAGTTAAAATTACACTTTCATAACGATTACCTGCAAAATCCGCTAAAACTGTCTCTACATCTGATAAAGTCATAGTTTCAGATGAGGTTACTACAAATCCACCTATCACCGTATCTGATAAGGTTGTACTATTAGTTTGAGAACTTACAAAAGAAGCAATAACATTTGAGTCATCAAATAAAACCAAAACTTCTTGTGCATTGCCTACTAATCCATATACAACATTTGCTGTGTCTGATAAAGCCGTAGTTTCGTTTACAGTTACAGCATAATTAATTAATACAATTTGAGCATCTGATAAGGTAGTTGTCTCATAAATAGGCGTATCAGGTGATGCAACAAATAGCCAACCTGTATTATTACCTCCATCTATAGAGTTTGCACCAGCATACCAAAGTCCGGCAGGTGGCGAAGTAAATAGCCAACCTGTATTATTACCTCCATCTGTCGATGTAGTGCCTGCGTACCAAAGTCCAGCAAGCGGATCGGTAAATAACCAGCCTGTATTATTACCTCCATCTATAGAGTTTACACCAGCATACCAACTCATGATGCATGACTATAAGAAATATTTAAATAATCAGCTGACACATTACTTGTACCCACTTTTACTAACGTATGAAACGCTGCTGTGGGTGAACTGATAGTTACAAGATTACCTGCTGAACCTGATACCACAAAGTCACTTAAAGTTGTAGTTGACCCTGCCGTAAACAAGATCGAATGCGCTACAGTTTTTGTACTTAAGATATTATGAAAGGTATTGTTACCGATAATGGTAAGAGCTGAGCTACCTGTAGTCCCTGCGCTTTGTAAGTTCCAGTAAGTTAAACCTCCACCGTTGAATGATCTAGCAGTTGCTGAATTATCAGTTAGTGAGATAGTTGATGTGCCAGCATTGAAAGTTAAACCAGTTGTTGTTGCCGTGTTCCAAACTGTACCTGTCCCTGTCAATGAAATAATGTTTGCTCCAAATGTAATAGAGCGAGTATTAGCGTTTGATGATGTAAATGTTAAACAGGTGAGGTTGTAGTTTGCAATGAGGCTCCCACTACTATGCGAAAAAGTGCCGTATGTTGATCCAAGTGTTAATGCAGAACCTAAATTAGTTATTCCACCTACACTATTAAATGGGCTATCAATAACAACTCCATTTCCTGTTATAGTTTGAGGTACAACAGTTCCGATCATGTTAAACCCACTGGCTATTGCTGTGTAAGTCATGCCAGTACCAAACACTAAATCTCGATAGTTACTAATAGCAAACGCACCTCTTGTAAACGTACCTGTAAACCCAGCAAAAGATAATGTGCCAAAGGTAGCAGTTCCAGTGGTTGTAATAATATCCGACCCTGCTGATATATAAATATCAAGTACGTTGGCTTCAGTAACTCCTGAATTACCATGTGTTATTGTCCTTGTGCCTGTAGAACCTGAATAAGTTAAATTAACTGTTGGCGTACCTGTATAAGAAAATCCTGTTAAAACACTTGCACTTACAACTCTATCCGCATTACCTGTCACTGTAATGTTACCTGTACCAAAGGCAATCGCTCTTGTGGAGGTTACACTCATTTGGAACAGACCTGCGGATACAACGTAATTACCAGTACCCCCATTAGTTAAATCAAGAGTACCATTTAACAGAGTAAGTGCAGCTGTTGTAGGCAGAGTTAAGTTACCGTTTATGGCTACTGTGCCTGAAACTGCTTGAATAGTAATAGGTTGTGTAAAAGGCACTCCAGCCGAGGTAATAGTTGCAGTTAATCCTTTGTTGCGAAAAGATATAGTTCCAGTTCCTGTTAAAGTTACAGCATTGCTTAGAGTTAAGTCACCATAAATTGATGCTCCGCTTCCACCGTTGCCAAAGGTCATTGCATTAGTTCTACTACTAAAATCTATGACTCCAAGACTCCAACCTGCGTTATATGTAATTGTGTTTCCTGCCGTTAAACCTGCATCATCTATAACTACTGTATCTTGTGCAAGAGGAAAATTGATAGTTAGACCTCCTGTATTACCTGAAGTAGTTGACCAAACAGCTCCGCTCCAACTTGCCGATGCTGCCGAGTTCCAGTAAACAGTTCTTGGTGTTGCAAAAGTTATATCAGTACAACCTAAGCAGTTTCCGATACGAGTACCTGACCACGGTGCTGATGCGCCCGATGCTGTAATATCTCTAAAATCAATATCTGTAATAGCAGTCAGTGTGGCAACGGAAAGTGTGGTTGGTGAGCCTACTGATAATGATGCTACTAATAACCTAGATACGGCTGTTGTGCCTGAACCAAGTGTCAAAGTACCGTTGATTGTATTTGTTAGTCCTGAATCAAAAACTAATAATCCAATGCCCGAAGCAGCTCTTGCTGCTACGGTCAAATTATTAAAAGTATTAGCACCTGTAATAATTATTGAAGCTATAGCTGTAGAAGTAAACCCTACATTATAATAAGTCAGACCTCCACCAGTAAATACTGGAACAGCACTAAGGCAGTTTATAGTTGATGTACCAGCGTTAAGGGTTAAGTTTGAGCCTGCGTAATTCCAAGGAGCTTGCGCACTAAAAGTTAAGGTAGATGAACCTAATGTTAAAGTTCTAGCTAACGGTCCAGTCATACTAAATTGAGCTAGTGATACATTATAGTTGCCAGTATTTAACGACCCAGCATAAAAATTACATGTATTGCCAGTATTTGTTAGTGCGCTACCTAACGTCCAGCCACCATTTACATTATTCCAATTAATAACTGTTAGAGTAAGTACAACACCATTAGTGGTGATAGTATTACCAGTAGTAGAGGACAAAAAGTTTAAGCCAGAGCTAGTGCCTGTCCAAATAAAGTTACTAGCTGGTAGCGTCAATGAACCATAGACATTAAATGCAGATGACCCTCCCGAAGGTAGACTTAAGGTCATTACTGCATCTAAGGCACCGCCAGCACCGCCAGTAGAAAAACTAAGACAGTTTGCTGCACTGGGAATTGTTACTGTAAACGCAGTTGTACCAACATTAGAGTTGGCATCAAAGATAACATCATCCGCAGAAGTTGGAGCAGAAGCACCACCAGCACCACCGCTAGTCGTTGACCAGTTTGTAGTTGTGGTCGTATCCCATGTGCCAGACCCTAAAACCCAATAACGAGTTGCCATACTTATTCCTCAACAGTATCTAAAACATCATTTACAGAAGGCGCAGTCATAATAGCTAACCAATCGTCAAACCGTTTTTGTTTTATAGCTTCAATTTCTTTATCTGATAATTTATGGTCATCAGGCAGATAAATAGCATCAACTAATGTGTAAGTACCATCTGTTTTTTCAAAGTCTATTTTCATGATTACGCAGCCGTTGCAGTATAAGTTACGGAAAGTGTATCGCCTGATGTTACAGGCTTAGAGCCTCCAGTAAAGTCACCAGCGGAAAACAAAGTGCCTGTAGTATTATCAATAGCCGATGTACCGTTTACGTTAAGAAAACACCCAGCAACTGTGCCTGAACCTGTCATAGCAAATACTTGTGCAGCGGTAGGCGAAATAGAACCTGACACCGCAGCAGACCAAGTAGGTATTTTACGAGGTGCAGTATAAGTAGGGGCATTTGTTGCACCAACTTCTAGCCATGAGCCGTGAGATGCCTGAGTATCACCAACAAGTGCAGTGCCTGTGCCTTTAAGTCCCATATAAGCGATACCCTGTGCGGTATTGGTCAATGCACCAGTAATAGTCAGAGTTTTACCTACAGTAGTTACGATATTGTTTATTTCATCTTCCCATTTGATTTCACCATCTGCACCATGACAAACCACATGATAATGACCGTGCATTTCTACACTTTCGTGATGCCCTGCTCCACGATCTACTGATGCTGCACAAATGTCACCTATGTTTGTTTTTTCGCTATACATTTTATTACTCCTAAGAAATTCTAATAACAGCTGTAGTAGCTGTAGCTATTGGAAAAGTTACTGTAAATGTTCCTAATGCAGTTTTATCTGATCCAAAATCTAAAACGGCTACAGCGGCATTAGTTGAACTATTATATATTAAAGCACCACGGCATAAGAAATTAGATGATAACCAAGACACATTATCAAATGATACATATGCAGTACTACCAGAACTATCAGGAGGAATGAGTGTTAAAACTTCTCCTCCTGCTATATAGCCAGTTCCAACCACCTCGTCACTTGTTGTGTAGACTAATGTATCTGCATTTAAATTTGCATTAGCTGTATACAATGCAATCTTATATACTTGCGTAGTTCCTGTTGCAAAGTTTTCTAACCCGCTTAACAAGTTCTTTTTAAATACGGTGCACTGTGTTTGAACTATCATAATGAGTTATATGGCACTTTAGTTTGGTTGTTTCTATATGCATCGCCACGTTCTAAACCATCGCCTAAACGTTTTAGTTGTGTTAAAGCTTCTTGATATTTTTGTTCATAATACCCAACCATGTCGGCTTCACCTTTCATAAAGATCATAGCTTCACGCATAGCGCCGTAGAACAATACAGGGTCATAATTGTCACCGAGCCAGCTAGTTCCAGAAGCTGTTGTGCTTATAGACTCAGGCATGTAATAGTAATGTAGTTCTACAGTATAGTTGTCATCCGGTGTCGGAGTTAAAATGAGTGATAACTCATTGGGGTATGTTAACTGTGGACCAAATATAGCATAGTACTTTGGAAGCCCTGTGTCAGCAGGGTTAGGATACGCTTCTCGTATAAAACTTACATCTTTATCAATAAGAAAACTATATGAACCTAAAGCGTCTATAGCTGCAAGTGAATACACAGCCATAAAATCATCTGGACAAGACAAATAAGGATTGCTTGCAGTTACTACGCCAGTTACGTTTTTTCTAAGTACTGGAATCTGTACACTGTTGTATATACGGAGTTCTGCTTGAGATATAAAAGTATTTATATTTGCTACGAATAACTGTTCAGTATTTTCAGCGTATGCCTGTATTGCCTGAGAAAGTTGTTGATAATTCATTATTTATGCCATTGGGCCACGAGCCATTGTGCCTGTTTTAGCAGCACCTGTGCCTCGCATTTTGATACCAGTGGTCTTTACATCTTTTACAGGGGTTCCTGCGCTTGGTACATTAGGTACTTTTACTGGTTTAATTTGTGGGTATTTGCTATTATCTGTTTTACTCATGTCTGTCTCTATGTTGTAGTTACTGAACCAACTTCACCTATTGCAACTAGAGCATTGGGTGTTAAAGCTGCGTCAAATTGTGAGGCTCCACCTACAGGTGCCCAACCCCATTCAAATATTCTAGACCCACCAGACGGCTGGTTGTTAATATCTAAACCTGAGACCTGATAACTTGTGTCCCTACGTGGATTACGTAAAGCCTGTGGATCACTTACCGGATACATACCAAGACTTAACTGTGGTTGATCAGGCTCCCAACAAGTAGGGCAAACTAAGATATTGGTTATCTTAGTCTTTATCGTTAAAGGCTTCAATCTTTTTAATAAGTATTCCATTCCGCAACGATCACATTGCGATATCGCAATCTTACCTAGGGCGTACTTAGAACTCATCGGCTAAATGACATCCGTGGAACCATACGTACAGGTGCTTTCTCACGATTCTCATCTGCAGCTAATTGAAACTGCTCGTCATATATCGCTTTAAGAGCTGCGCCTCTATTTATATCTATGTTAGGAAGCTTCATAGCCAAATAATAAGCTAAGCCCGCAACTAATGCTGGTAGGAATAGATAAGGTATATCTTGCGTATTTACAGCATTTCCAGCATCTTTCAATCTTCTTAGTCTCCAGTACACAAACGTATATTGACTGTCTGGAGCTTGTGGCGTAGGCCACACATTAATAGTTGGATAGGCTATTCCTGTTGGTGTTGTTGCACCTGTTTGCCTATTTATCCAAACTTGTATAGGTTTACCTTGTGCATTCTTATTAGGAATTGTCGAATAGGTAGAACCTGAAATTCTTGATATGGTTAAATCAAATTGATTTTGACCTGAACCTGTGCGTATTACATGATCAAGCAAATCCACAGTATCAATAGGTAGGTCATACACTGCTTGCCCAGTATGTAAAACAATTTGACCTTGCTCTACTTCCCAAAGGTTTAAACCTTTGTTTTGCCATTCTATTAATAACAAATTTAAGGAGCGTCTAGCTGTTTTTAAATCATAACCACTACGAAGCTCAGAACCACACCTCTCAAAGGCTTCTTCTATAAGTTCGCCAAGATCTAAATTAAATGCAGTCGTTGCCGTAGTGGTCATTTTCTACCCTGTCTATTTTTGGTAAGAGGAGGGCAAAACAAAGGTTTAAACCTTTGGGAAGTAGAGCAAGGTCAAATTGTTTTACATACTGGGCAAGCAGTGTAT